GACTATTACAAAGATCATATAAACGAGTTGAAAATACGAAATAAGATAAGAAAAGCTTAACAAAAAGGTAATTTGTGCAAATAAAAAGCGAAATAGTTCGTAATATATTCAATTATTCTTTCTCTGCAGTCCAGCCGTCCATCAGGATGAGCTCATATGATAATTACTCGATAGTTATCCTAAACGGTCCATCTCAGGACGTCAATAAGTGCATGTTCTATGCGCTTTGTGTTCCTCAAATAATCACCAATAGCCGCAGTTCTAATGGATCAATACTTCAGATCGGTGATTATGATAGCGATATCGATTTTCAGGGTGAAATTAGCTCTCTTCAAATGAGCTCGTTGAATGAGCATATTCTTAGTGGAAACAACGTATGCAATACTCTCTTCAATCTTCTCGACATTTCAAGTACTGAAGAAATTAACATCTTGGAAGCTCATGACAACGCCGTCGAGTTGTTTCCTTCACTAAGTCTATCAAATATTAGAATCTCAAACTATATACTGATTCTCGTATACGTCAGTGGTAGTCATTACATCAGTCTCCTTCTTGATGACAGGAACTCGACTATTTACTTCTATGATAGCAGTGTTTCTTCATTCGAATCATACATGAGATATGGATCAACATTGCTACGAGGTATTGAACAAATAACAGACAGACCTGGATTCACGAGAATTAGATTCAATTTCTTATCACTCAAACAAATGAACTTATCAGCAAATATACACTTCGTCGAAACATCAACTTCTACAGAATTGATGCCATCAATTCTTCGAATCAACTATACAGACGCTGTCATGTCTGATGTTATGTCCCTGGATTACTTCGAGACATCTAAGAGAATACGTCCATACGAAGCATCAACTAGAAGTCAGCGAGTCCTTCTGGTGACAGATAAGGAGCTCTTTATGGACAGCCTTACATCTGTGGTCGCGGTTCTTCGACATGGCGTCTGCTATAGACAGAAGGTAACTCAAACTTTACAGCCAAGCCCCGTTGACATAACAACATGCCATCGCAACAAATCAAGCTGCCACAATTTTGCGAAACTACTTAACAAAGTATACAAACCAAATTGGATCCATTGTATTGATTATGTCGACAATTTCAACATCAATTCAATTAAGACATCAGTTCGTGAGATGATAACCAGCTTACCCGCCAGTTACTGGGCTAGTACTGAGAATATGCTGTTTGCACTTACTGATGGAAAGACTGGATCTATTGGATTTACCTACTCTAGACCTCTTGACTCATTAATAATGTCAATGGAATCAACCGGATCAAGTGACGACTTACTCAAACATCTGCTCAACCTTATTCGATTCTGGTCTGAACAGTATATAATAACACGAGTCTCGGACTCCACTGTTAGTCCGGATCTTAAACTATGTTCGTTTGAATATGATCCAAAGTGGGCGACGAATCCCATAGTCCATTATTCTCAGCGTTACAAACTTGGAGATGATCAACTCCTCGAATATGCGCAAATTCCCATCTATAAACTCAGTAAGAAACGTACGAATGCAGAATCGCAGTTAACATCCGAACAACGATCACTCGACATAATCGCTACCTACAAAACGAAAATAGCAGCTAAGAAAGCTACTATTAAGAAGCTGCAAATAACCGAGGAATCGTTTAAAACACTTCTTATGCGATCGAATGAAGACATTGTCAGCGGTCCCGACGCTGAAGTGCAAAGCAACAATAAGCTGCAAGCCCTGTATGACAAAAGACATAATATTATTCAGGAATTTGTTATGAGTCTTGACAATGACCTCATTGATAACTATTTGAAGGATCCGAGAGTGTCCAAGATTAAAGATGATTCGGATTTACTGTCGGAGACTGTACTGGACTACTTCAGTGAGCATGATATCAGAATCAATGCAATGCTTGACGAGCTTGAAAATGACAGGCTTTTATCAAACTGGGTAGCTCTACGTCCTGATCGTACTGTCTATAACAACGACACCGTAACACTTATCGAGTTTTCAGTCTGCACCTCAGCGTCTGGAATAGAAGACCGATTTCAAGAGAAGTCAAAATATCGAAGAGTGGTCAGCATACTTAACAAATATGCTAGTGATCGATTTGATGTAGTAACTGTACTTTACTGTGTTCAGAACGGATCATTCTACATAAATTCAACTCAGAACAGAAGAAAAATCAATGTCTTGGCTATAGAGACTGTTCAGCAACAGATAATGGACTTAACGTCTAGAATGACAGCTGCCAAAGTCGTAGTCAGAAGAGGAAAAGATGAAGAGCCAGACGACATATATGAACTCGCATTTGATGAGAATCTCGCAAATGAGATAGATGATTTAGATAAATCATTAAATGGATTTGACAAGTTTGAGGAATTGCCGGACTTGAACAGAAGACTGATAGATCTGATAATGAGTCCACAGCTAGATAAATATGACGTATACCCGAAGAATAATACAATGCTCGAAATAAGCGTGGCTAAGAACCAGATGTTTATTGATTTGTCAACTGAAAAGACTGACGATGATGGTCACGGCTACGTCTTCAGCCACAATGGTGCGAAAACCTCCTTCATTCTACCGTGTATAGATACTAGAGAGCGCTATGATGAAGAAAAGCTGTGCAGTGGTTTCGATAGCTACGTCGCTAGATTGAGACAGTTCTCAAATCAGTATAATAATGAACACTACCTGCTGTCCGTTATGAGTGCTCTAATATCATCAGTTGGAAGCAAGCCTGGATCAGCGATTGAATTACCGCAGATTATCATCGAGGTCATGAAGAATTTTAACAAAACAGAATCATCGAACTTTTATGAAGGACCGAACACTATAACGAAACCAACACCAGAGAGTCGACTGACGGGATTTACTGTTACAAGACGAAAGACTGTCGAGCTGCATTCAGAGAGATCACGTAAATTTAAAGAGAACTCGTTCTATGAGGAAGCGCATATTAACATGACCAAGAAGCAGAAAGAAGATTCGAAAAGAAAGAGATTTGACGAAGGTGAATATGAATTTATCAGAGTTGACGATGACAGATATCATCAATCCGTCGAGAAGATGATCGCTATCCTTGTGTCTGAAGAAAAAGAGAGCTTGCGCTACCACGTTCCTGAGCAGTTCTATTTCAAGTCCAAGAATGCGGACAGCTCAACTGACCTGCATTTCAATCAGTCAAGCGATCGTTCTGTAGAAATTGTATCCAATCTAACTCGAATTAAGCTCTACGGATGGCTTATCATGTATCACAAGTTGTTTCGTCAACTGTCGTCCGAAGCAGCCTTTACAAACAGAGCTTCTGAGGTTACTGTCGGAACCGGTGGATGCTCAAATGTTGTATGGTATATGTTGTCCGGTAATCAAGCCGAAAAACGAGATGGAAGCCGACCATTCTTCTTTGTGTATCGCGTTGATAGTTTGACTCTCAACTTCATTGAGAATTCTCATCTGTTCCCTATTAAGGAGACTCATCGAATTCCGGGCTCAGACAAATACCTGGTTGTCTCGAAAATGATGAGATTTAAAATAGAACAGCTGATGCAGAAAGATGACGTTTATACAAGAATTCTAGGTGATCTGTACTCGAAGCATCAACTTTACAAAGACAATCACGCGGTTATTGCTCGTATGTCTGCAATTCACGCTATCATCGGATTGAGCTGCTCAGCTAATCTAATGCGAATAGTGAAGAATTGTCAGTATGCTCTCCTATCCAGTATTAGCCTGTTTTCTCGGACTGCATCTATATTCAAAAAGAAGTTTAAGATACGTTGCAAGACCGCCGTCGAAGTGTACTTCTTACGAACCATCGCAAATTATATGATCGGACTGTCTAGTATGAAAGAGAAAAGCATATCTGACTCCGAATCCGGATCCGAAGTATTCGAAGGCAATGATGAGGTTTATCAGAACTACGGTGCCAAAATCGAGATATACTCTGAGTTCGCTCAATGTACGCTGACAGACTTTGAAGCCTTCTTATCTGACTGCTATATTTATCATTTCGGTGTTCGCGAGACTACAGTTTACCGTCATTCGATTACTCAAGTACTCAATGCGGTAATCGATGCTAATGAAGACTTCCTTAAAGAGTATGGCTATGACTGGAGTAAGCCAGGAGTTGACTGTGATCCAAGAGTTCTTAGCACTAGTGGCATGACTGAAGATCAAATTTTTGAACAAGCTGAGCGATGTTTGAGTCTTGACAACAAGTTCAGCTGCAGTGAGTACTTTGTCAATCATGCAGTCACCGTTTTCAAAAGAAGAAGAGTAGTCGGAAAAGAACACAATATCAGACGTGCAATTGCAACATCATCAATTGAAAATAAGCCACTAATGATTCTCATGTCAACAAGGTCATGTCTACCCGAAAACAAAACTATTGATAAGCCACGAGTAAAAGTGCATGATGCCATTATTGAAGCTTATGAGAAGTATGGAAAATCCATTACAATCGGTCAGTACGTGGGACAGAGACTCAAAGGAAAGAGCTTAAAAGAAATGAAAGCTGAGTTCGAGATAGCGCTACGTGTTCAATTCGGCGATGATCGCGAAGTCTATATCACTGATCTGCTGCACAAGACACTATTGAGAATAACTGAAGATGTGTTCAGAGCAATCAATGGCACATATGAAGAAGAATTCATTTCTACCAGTGGCGTTCAGAAGACTATGATACTTGAACAACAGAATAAAACAATTTACACAAAAGTCAAAGAAAATCCAAACCTATTTACATTCTTCATGAATATGGATAGAAGTAAATGGAGTCTAATGGCGATGGTTCGTGTGATGGAAATAACAGTTAGTCACTTCAAATACTTAATTCCAAAGAATCTTTACCGAATTATACGACTTACACTCTACATGAATAGACGCAAGACATTAAGACTCAATCGTGATATCTACGAATCTTTTCAAAAGTACAAGAAAGAAGGCATTCCGATGTCAGAACGAGTTCGCATGGTTATGGACAAGCTTGACGAAGGAACTTTATCAGAGCTTGAGATCTCAGTTGGCTGGTTTCAAGGAATGTTCAACAACCTCTCAAGTCTTATTCATGTAATAACTGCAGAGTATGGAAATTATCTGATCGATGAGGTTAAAATTCTTGGTGGCTTCAAGGACGTCACGAGACTGTACTGTAGACACTCTGATGACGCCAATGACGCACTTGTCCTACGTAATTATGATGACGCAGCTAGAATCATAGCACTTGATCGAATAGCATGTCTCCTGTTCGGTATCAAAGACTCTCCTATGAAAAGCTTCTACATGTTCTTCATACGTGAATTTCTTTCCGAACTCTATCTTAAGGGACGAAGTGCGATACCGTGGATAAAGTTTTTATCTATTTTTCAGCGAGCGTCAGGATTCGGCCTCAGTTTGGATGTCGGAGAACTTCTTGGAAAGATACAGAATGTTTACACCAAGGGTGCCACTGAAGAGCACTGCAATTATTTGACAAGGCTCGTTCATATGATTACTGAGTCGGTCTATCGAACAGGAGCAGGTCATACAAACGACATTACCAAAATCTTTAAAAACTTCGATCGTGATGAAATTCCGTTCGAATTTGGCGGAAGAGTCATTGTGAACTGGCTACACAGTCTCTTCAACGGACTAATGGATAATAATATGCGCATATATGAAAAATCTGAGAAGTGTCGACGATTTATTCAATTTGTTAGACACTTTGTTCCGTCATATGATGAGAATCCAGGAGCTTTTTCCATTGCCGACTTGAAAGAAGGAACAGTTGGTACGATGTCGGGAGAGGTACAGTTCAACATTTCGGATTCTGTATCATCTTACATTCTGCCAAGCCCGCTTAACGCTGTCTTCTGGGATTCGAGAATCGGTGATATACGCAAAAAGTACGAAGCAATCAAAGAATCACACCTCGATAAATATCTCGATGACAGCATTTTCGCAGTGTTGACACCGATGAACGGCGAAGAACCATACTACTACATGCTGTCAAAATATTTTACCTATCAATATACGATCACGTACAGTCGCTTTTCTGCATTCCAAAGTATGCTCAGACTAATGAAGTCAATTAACGGCAAGATCATTAAAGTTGGACCTGAAATTCGAATGTCATTCCGTGACTACTATACTGCTATGAATTCATTCTTCGAGGAATTTATTCGAATTGAGAGTCTAACGGTGGTCGAAAAAGAATCGACAAGAAAGAACAAAGAAGTCGTTATGAGAGTATTCTCTGAGGATTGCTACTCACTGCTGAGTAGGAGCAGTCCAGCGATCAGATTTATAAAAGATTCAGTCACCATTGAAGAAGGCTTTCAGAACAGAAAGTCGAGAATAATGATGACGCAAGAAATACCGACGAAGACAATAACAATACGTTTTGATAATCCACCAGAATTTATAGCACTGTTTATCAAAGAAGGTCTAGAGGGCCTGACAAAACGCAATGTTAAACCTCCGAGAATTCTACTACTTGCTGATGACGCAGAGCAAGCTGAGAAATATGTTGGAGAAGATCAGCTGAAGGAGCTAACGATTGTAGAAATTTATCAAATATTGTCGCGTATAAGATCACGAAGAAGATTCATAAGAACTGTTATGTTCAAGAAGGGTGATCTTGCTAACTTCATATTTCACTCAGTAGCTGACCAGTCACGAGATGGGAAGACATTAGCAGTACGCATGAAGAATGCGCCTCTAGTGAGCACCTTTACGGGAATGAATTTGTCTACTGGTGTTAGTCCGGCTGTTCAGATGGCTATTGATTATTTTGTTGCTCTCTATCTCTCTCAATGTTATCTGATATATCACGACAAGCGCAGTGATTATAGAGATCTAATCGCTAAAGAATTGAGAACTGAGCAGGCGATAAGTCATATTGATATGCTGAACTCTGATGTAAATGTCAGTGAAGCAGCAATGAAGCAGCTCCTAATCGGTGATAAGTTATACAAGTTGTGCTCCTTTATGCTCAGTTATGGAATACTAAGACCGTTGTGCTGTACCATTTTGTCGGAAATGCGCCCGTTGAGTCGAGATTATGGCGAGGGAGCACAGAAGAAGAGAAATGGTGTTTACTATGGTCGTGGCTACGTTAACATCTACGGAAGTGGATGCAGTCTTGTTTACTATTTGGACGATGACCATCGAAGATATATTCTACTCAAGCTACCGACGAACAGAAATTTTATTGCGATTCCATTGTTGAACAAGATGATAAGCTTTGGTTTCAGCTCACTCGAACAGGCGAATAGTCCTGTAAAAGATTTCCAGCTTCGAAGTGATGTGAATGTCTTTTTACACAACGGACTTCGAGATGAAATGCCTTCACGACCAGATGGCAGGTTAAGTGTTAATTATACTACCGGTTATGTTGAAGAAGTCAAAGATACAACCTATAAGTGTCTTAGAGTTGTATTCGAGTATCGAGTACCCAGATCTGATCATCAGCCAGTTACTTCAGCAGTGACAGCAACAGCAATGGAACGATTGATGATGATTCAATCGGCCAGACCGACTAGTAGAGAAGCGATAAACTCGAAGTACAAGATAAATGTAAGTCGTCAGATAGCCACTGGAGTTCAACTGCCACCTCGATTGGACAGTCTGAAGTCAGTAATCGACAAGGACAATCGTAACAGAGTCTACATGCTCAATGGTCAAGTCGATCGACCTCCCGTCGTTATGTCGCCTTTCCGCTATCAATTCGCAAACACCTTCAAATCATCATTTCTTCGATGCTGTGACGGTAAAGTGGATCCATTCTACATAACGACCAAGAAGCTATTTATACCATCGACTGTTATTCCGCCTTCGAGTCGTATACTCAGCGGTAACTCACATCTGGCTAATATCAAGCTTGAGATTGCTTCGAAATACTACTTTTCACATGCTGCTGGAGTAAACGACATGAAAAATCTCATAGAAAAGTACGCTAGAAAATGGCTTCAGACACTAAATGCGAAGGCAGAGAAGAAGATGTCAGACACAAGGTCGCAGATGTCGACAGGCAGCCGAGCTGGTAGTATCAAGAGTAACATGAGCTTTGCCTCTTCGTTTGGAAGCGCTTTTGATATGGACCACTATGACATTTATGATGACCTCGAAGTTGACGAACCGGTTGTAATAGAGGACATCGATGATTTTGAAGCAGTCGCGCCTCCCGTTTATGAATATACTAACATAGATAGAATTTGTGAAAAGAGTTTGCTGGAAGAGCTCATAAGAGAAACAATGGTTAGATTTACAAGAGCGAAGAGCGCTACATCATCGGACTGTCATCTGATGATAGCTAAACTACAGGAACTGAGAGTGGTAACTGATGTCGACCAGCTTGAGATTATTCAAGCACGATTCAATAAATATCCAATTCTTAAAGAGGTCATCTCTGAGTATCTTAGCTTGATTACAAGATGTCTGAAACATACAAAAGCGCAAGTGATAATCAAGAAGATTCTGCTTGGCATGCATCCTGAAACAAGCGGCGACAATATATTAGCAAAGGATCTATTTGCATACGACGAAGATCAAGAAGAAGATGAGGATGAGGACGATGACGATGATGATACAATGGATCTAGATGATCTTGAAAATGAGCGCATGAATCTCTAGCACTGTCATCTATATTTAAATCCACGACATTATTATTAATAATAAACATGTAACATATGCGTAGATAATCGAACTTTGATAGACAAATAAATTTAGTACAAATAAATAAATGCTTGAGTGACTGTTAACTTACGGAATGTTTAATTTATTTGCTGTATTTTCTGCTGCTCGCGCGTAATTGAATTGAATATTAATT